ATGGACCCTTCGATTGCTCCGGCCTCGCGGGCCGCGGTGGTGACGCCGAATGACAGTGCGATTGTCGGGGCGCGGGCGCTCTATATCGGCACGGCGGGCGATGTGGCGATTGCGCCGCGGCGCGACGTGGATCCGGTCGTCTTCAAGAGTGTGCCGGCCGGGACGATCCTGCCGGTGCATGCGGCGATCGTGGCGCTGACCGGGACGACGGCATCCAACATCATTGCGCTGTTCTGAGCTTTTCAGAAGCAACCATGGCCAGACCGACCAAGTTCACCCAGGCGCTGGCGGAAAAGATCTGCGAGCGCATCGCCGACCGGGAAAGCCTGCGGTCGATCTGCCGGGATGAGGATATGCCGGCGAAATCGACCGTGCTCTCCTGGCTTGCCGATGAAAGCAAGGCGGCGTTTCGGGCGCGTTATGCGCTGGCCCGCGAGATCCTCGCCGACGGCTTCGTCGACGAACTGGTCGAGATTGCCGACGACCGCAGCAATGACTGGATCGAAAAGAAGAATGCTAGCGGCGAAACCACCGGCTGGCAGGAAAATGGCGAGGCGATCCGGCGCTCGCAACTGCGCATCGCCACGCGGCAATGGGTCGCCGAGAAGCTGAAGCCGAAGAAATATGGCGCCAAGGTCGAGCCCGAACAGGGCGTGAGCGGCGAAGTCTCGCAATTGCTGGAAGATATCAATGGCAAAACCCGCGGACTTCCAAACGGCGGTTGACCAGTTTTCCGACTGGCGCTGGCGGCTGAACAACCTCTACTGGATCACCGACAAAGCCGGCCGGCGCGTCAGGTTCGAGATGAACTTGATGCAAATGACCTTCTTCGAGCAGATGCATTATCTGAATGTGCTGCTGAAGGCCCGCCAGCTCGGCCTCACCACCTTCATCCAGATCTTCATGCTCGATGCCTGCGTCTTCAACCGGGATATCAGGGCCGGCACCATCGCCCATACGCTCGGCGACGTGCAGACGATCTTCCGCGACAAGATCAAATATCCCTATGACAATCTGCCCGAAGGCATTCGCAACGCCGTGCCCGTCATCAGGACCAACCAGACCGAACTGCTGCTCGCCAACAATTCAAGCATCCGGGTCGGCACCTCGCTGCGCTCGGGAACGCTGCAATATCTGCATATTTCCGAATATGGAAAGCTCTGCGCCAAATATCCCGAGAAGGCGAGGGAGGTCCGCACCGGTGCCTTGAACACGGTGCAGGCCGGCCAGCTGGTCTTCGTCGAAAGCACGGCGGAGGGCCAGGACGGGCATTTTTATTCGCTCTGCGAGGATGGCCAGGTCAAGCAGCGCCAGGCGGCGAAGCTGACCGAACTGGACTTCAAGTTTCACTTCTTCCCCTGGTGGAAGGAGCCGCAATATGCGATCGCGGCCGATGGCGTCATCCTCAGCGACGCTTTCGTTAAATATTTCCGCCAGCTTGGCGAACAAGGGATCACGCTGACGGACGGGCAGAAGGCCTGGTACGTCAAGAAGGCCGAAACCCAGCTCGGCGACATGAAGCGCGAATATCCCTCGACGCCAGATGAAGCCTTCGAGGCGAGCGTCGAGGGCGCCTATTATGCCGATCAGATGGCGGTGGCCGACGCCGAGGAGCGCATCGGGGTTTTCCCGCATGTCGCGGGTTATCCGGTTCACACCATCTCCGATATCGGCATGGACGATGCCAACAGCGTCTGGCTGTTTCAGGTGCTGCCCGGCCGGGTCCGGATGATCGGCTATTTCGAGCATACCGGCACCGGCATGGACGGCATGCTCGACGAGCTGGCGCGGCGCGCCGAAGAGCACGGCTATGTCTACGGCGTGCACAACATGCCGCATGACATCAAGGTCAGGGAATGGACGCGCGGCGGCATGACCCGCATCGAGATCATGCTGAAAGAGGTGAGGGCCCGCGGTCTCGGCACGGTGCGCAAGGTCGAGCGCGCCTATGTCCACGACCGCATCAACGGCACGCGGCGCATTCTGGCAAAGGTCGAGTTCGACCAGGCCGGCTGCATCGAGGGCATCAAGTGCCTGAGGAACTACCGCAAGGATTGGGACGAGGATCTCGGCGTCTTCCGCGACGAGCCGCTGCACAACTGGGCCTCGCACGGCGCCGATGCTTTCGGCGGCCTCGCAATCATTTTCACCGGTCTGGCGCCCGAACCTCTGCGGCAGGAACGTAAGCCGCTGCCGACCTTCCAGACGATGACCTTCAACGATTTTGCCGATTCCACCCCGAGACAGAGCGAGCGTGTTTGATGGAAGACGAGATAACGGCTCTAGAGGGCGGAGAGCGCTGGGACCCGGCAAAGGTCGGCGCCCACTGGCAGCAGGAGCTCGAGCGCGCCCAGCGCTATTTCAAATCCTGGCATGACCGCTGCGTCAAGATCGAGAAGATCTATCTCGACCAGCAGTCGGACCAGACGAGCGCGGCCAAACGCCGCTTTCCGATGCTCTGGGCCAATACCTCGGTGCTGCAGCCGGCCGTCTATGCCCGTGTGCCGCAGCCGGTGGTCGAGCGCCGCTTCAAGGATGCTGAGCCGGTGGCGCGCATCGCCTCGGAACTCGTCGAGCGCAACCTCTCCTATACAGGCGACGAGGCCGATCTGGATTCCATCATGCGGGCGGTGCGCGACGATTTCCTGCTCTGCGCCCGCGGCACGGTGTGGCTGCGTTATGAGGCCGATTTCGAGCCGCTCGACATGGGCGTCGAACCCTCGAACCCGCCGGCAGGCCAAGGTCTTGGCGCGCCTGGCGGCATCGTCGACGAGATCGGCGCCATGGGCGGTCCTCAGCCTGAGGTGATCGCCGACGAGCGTGTCTGCATCGATTATGTCCACTGGTCGGACTTCCTGCATTCGCCGGCCCGCCGCTGGAAGGATGTCACCTGGGTGGCGCGGCGCGTGCCGATGACCGATGAGGAGATGGAGAAGCGCTTCGGCACGGAGGCGATGACATCGCGCGCGGCGGAAGGTGCCGCCGGCAAAAAGGGCGAAAGCCAGGCCGAGCGCGCCGAAAACGAGGGCAAGACCCATATCTGGGAGATCTGGTGCAAGAGCGAGAACTATACCATCTGGATCGCCGACGGCGCGCCGGTGGCGCTCGAAGTTTCCGAGCCGCCGCTGGATCTCACCCATTTCTGGCCGTGCCCGCGCCCGGCCTACGGCACGATGTCGACGAGCTCGCTGATCCCGGTTCCCGACTATGTCTATTATCAGCAGCAATGCGACGAGATCGATCTCCTGACCAAGCGCATCAACAAGTTGACCGATCAGCTGCGGCTGAAGATCTTCTATCCCTCCGGCGACGGCGCGATCTCGCCGGCGATCGAAAAGGCGATGCGGCCCGAGAACGACATGGTCATGGTGCCGATCCCGGAATGGGCTGCTTTCACCGACAAGGGCGGCTCGAAGGCGATCGTGACGCTGCCGATCGACGAGGTGCAGAAGGTGATCGTCGCCTGCATGGCGGCGCGCAAGCAGCTGATCGAGGACGTCTACCAGATCACCGGCATATCGGACATCGTGCGCGGCGACACCCAGGCGTCGGAGACGGCGACGGCGCAGCGCATCAAGAGCCAATGGGGCTCGATCCGCATCCGCGACCGCCAGGCCGAGCTCGCCCGCTTTGCCCGCGACATCATCCGCCTTGCCGGCGAAATCATCTGCGACCAGTTCCAGCCGGAAACGCTGATGCAGGTCAGCGGCATCAAGCTGCCGACCATGGCCGAGAAACAGCAGATGCAGCAGATGCAGATGGCGGCGCAGCAGGCGGCCATGCGGGCTGAGCAGACCGGCCAGCCGATCCCGCAGCCGCCCGAAATGCCGCCGCAGCAGCAGCAGATGATGGGGCAGCCGACGATCGACGAGGTGGTGCAGCTCTTGCGCAACGACAGTATTCGCGGCTTCCAGATCGACATCGAAACGGATTCGACCATCGAGCCCGACGAGGACGCCGAGAAACAGCGCCGCATGGAATTCGTCCAGATGGTCGGCGGCTTCATGCAGCAGGCCGGCGCCATGGCGCAGCAGAGCCCGATGCTGGTGCCCGTGATGGTCGAGACGCTGCTCTTTGCCGCCCGCGGCTTCCGCGCCGGCCGCCAGCTGGAAAGCACGCTGGAGCAGGTCGGCGCCCAGCTCTCGCAGGCCGCCAGCGCCCCGAAGCCGGAACCGCAGCCTGCGCCAGGCGAGATGATCAAGCTGAAGACCGCTCAGGTGAAGGCCGGCGCCGAACAGCGCAAGGCCGAGCTTGGCGTGGCGCAAGCCGAGATCGAGCACCGGGCCACGGTGGAAAAGGCGCGCGGCGAGATGGCGGCGCAGGCGATCGATCAGATGCGCTCTGCGCAATCCCTCTACCAATAGACTGCCGGGAGCAAAAAAAGCATGAGAGAACGCTATTGCCGCGTCTGCGGCGGCTGGCACGCGCTCGACCGATGGCCGCACAGTTGCATGCCGGCGCAAAACCCCGCGCAGTCCGATCTGCCGGCGCCGCATTTCGTCAGCGACAGCATCGATATCAGGTCGATGCATGACGGCCGGCACTACACCTCGAAAGCCAAGTTGCGTTCCGAGTACCGCGCGGCCGGCGTGGAAGAAATCGGCAATGAGAAGCCCCGGCCGATCGAAAGACCGAAGACGGATCGCAACGAGATCCGCAAGGAGCTGCGGCGGGTTTACGCCGAATACAACGCCTGACGCATGTCGCGGGATTACGACATGCACAACGCCTGAACCGGGCATCAATCCCCGACATAGGAAAATCTCTCAATGGATATGGAAGACCTCAACGAGGCCGGCAACGGCAGCGAAGATTTTGGTGCGTTCGACGACAAGCCCGTCAGCATCCGCGACAGCCTGAAGGCGGCGATCGACACCGTTGAAGGCAGTGGACCGGGCGATACCGCCGGCCAGCCGCGCGACGGCGAAAATGGCCGCTTCCTCGCCAAGGGACAGGAGCACAAGGGGCAGGAACAAGCCGCCGCCCAGCAGACATCGCAGGCTGAGAACCGCGGGCAGGGCGTCGAACAGCCTGCCGTCGGCGGCAGCCGGGTTCCGCCCGGCTGGTCGGCGGAGGCCAAGGCGCAATTCACAAGCCTTCCCGGCGAAGTGCAGGCGGCGATCGCCAAGCGCGAACAGGAGGTCGATAACGGCTTCCGCGTGCTGCAGGATTACAGGGGCCTCGAGGAATTCACGCCGCTGATCCGTCAGGCCGGCATGACCCATGCCGATGTCATGCGCCGGGCGATCGACTGGGAAAAGGCGCTGATCCGCGATCCCGTCAACACCGTTCTTCACGTCGCCAAGGTGGCCGGGGTCAATCTTCACGCCCTGGTCAACGGTCAGACGGGGGAGACCCTGCAGCGCAATGCGCAGCAGATACAGCCACAGCCTCGATCCATCAATGTCGAGGCCACGGTCGAACACGTTCTGCGGAAAAGGGACACCGAAACTCAAGTCGATGCCTTCCTTTCCGACCCGGCAAACGCGCATGCCGAAGATGTGCTTGACGATATGGTCGCCCTTATCAATGCCGGGCGGGCATCATCGCTTCAGGACGCCTACGACGCCGCATGCTGGATGCGCCCGGACATTCGCCGCCAGTTGATCAGCCAGACTGCGCAGCCGGTCCACCAACACCAAGCCCAGAGGGCCGCAGCGGCAGATCAAGCCCGCCGCGCCTCGCGATCCATCTCTGGCTCCTCCGCACCGGGCCCGACCCGCGACGCGGCAAGAGGCCAGCCCACCTCCATCCGGGACTCGCTGCGCGACGCCATGCGTTTTTCGCGCGGCCAAGTCTGATCAAAGGCCAATTCTGATCAAAGGAATGATCGATGCCCATCTCGCCCAACCTCTCTGAAATCGTCACCACGACGCTGCGCAACCGCAGCGGCACGGTCGCCGACGACGTCACGAAGAACAACGGTCTTCTCACCCGTCTCAACAGCCGCGGCCGCAAGAAGCCCATTTCCGGCGGCCGCACCATCGTCCAGGAACTGCAGTACCAGGAAAATTCCACCTTCAAGCGCTATTCCGGCTACGACATCCTGAACGTCCAGCCCTCCGACGTCATCACCGCCGCCGAATACGATCTCAAGCAGGCCGCGGTCGCCGTCTCCATGTCGGGCCTCGAACAGCTGCAGAATTCGGGCGAGGATGCGATCCTCGATCTGCTCGAGCAACGCATCGAGAACGCCGAGACGACGCTGAAGAACAACATCGCGCTCGATTGCTATTCCGACGGCACGGCCGATGGCGGGAGGCAGATCGGCGGCCTGCAGCTGCTGATCTCGACTTCGCCGACCTCCGGCACGGTCGGCGGCATCTCGCGCGCCACCTGGGGTTTCTGGCGCAACCAGAAATTCTCGGCCTCGGCCGACGGCGGTGCGGCCGCCACCAATGCCAACATCCAGAGCTACATGAACCGGCTCTATATGTCCTGCGTGCGCGGCTCCGACGCGCCCGATCTTGTCGTTGCCGACAACAACTTCTTCCGCCTCTACTGGGAATCGCTGCAGGCGATCCAGCGCATCACCTCGGCCGACAAGGGCATGGCCGGCTTCCAGTCGCTGCAATACATGGGCGCCGACGTGATCTTCGACGGCGGCTTCGGCGGCGGTGCGCCTCTCAACCAGATGTTCTTCCTGAACACCAAATACCTGTTCTACCGCCCGCACCGCGACCGCGACATGGCGCCGATCGGCGATGAGCGCATGAACACCAACCAGGACGCGTTCGTGCAGCTCATGGGCTTCGCCGGCAACCTCACCATGAACAACGCCTTCCTGCAGGGCGTGCTGTTCGCCTGATCGAACGAAAGGAACAAGCAAATGTCGATCGCAACCATCCAGTCCGATCGTCTTGGCGCGAACCCGTTCGTCGTCGAAGGCCCGATCGTCTCCGGCTCCGGTATTCCGGGCCCGAATTTCGCCCTCGGCGCTATCGCCGGCGGCGACCGTGAATCCGAATGGGTCTATTGCCAGCTGGTGCTCGCCTCGCAGACGACCCTGCAGCCCGGCCAGTGGTTCCAGTGGACCCGGGATTATGTCGCCTCGCTGCTGACCACGGCGGCTGCCGTCGTCGGCCAGCGCTGCGGCGTCTTTTCCGGCGCCGCCCAGCCGCCGACGCTGACCGGTGGCCCGGTCGGTGCCATCACGCTTGCACCGGGCACCTATTACGTCTGGCTGCAGCGCAACGGCCAGGCGCCGTCGCAGGTGGCGACTGCAACGGCGGCCCTCGTCGTTGCCGAAACCACCGCCACCGCAGGCCAGGCAAGTGCGCCTGCCTCGGCGACGGCAACTACCAAGGCGATCGCCAACGTCAACTTCGCCGCCGCCAACCAGACGTTCATCGCAACCACCGTCAACGGCTCCAACCTGCTGACCAGCTTTTCCGGCCTCAATGCCGGTTCCGGCCCGTTCATCGGCGCGGCGGTTGCCGGCACGGGTATTGCAGGCGGCACGACGATCTCGGGCATCACCTACAACCCGAACGGCGTCGTCCAGAGCATCACGCTCTCGGCCAATGCCACCGCCAACGGCACCGGCATCACCGTCACGGCGACGGGCGTGCTCGAAGCGACGCTGATGCGGCCGTTTTTGTCGAAGGTGAACTAAAGCAAGCCAACGGGCGTTTTAGGCGCCCGTTTCGCCGACCTCTTTTTGAGGGGCAGGCCGCGCCCTCCAGCGCGAGCGGCGAGCACGCTTTGTCAACATCACACCAGGCGCATCCCCACCCATCCACATCTCCCCGCCATCAACCGCGAGCAAGCACCATGCCCGACAACACCGGAATTTATGCCTCCTTCAGCCTCGAGCCGGTCGAACAGACCTTTCTGACCGAGAAGGAGGGCCGGCCGATTTTTGCCGATAAGGAATTCGTCCGCATTTTCATCGCAGGCGACAAGCATACCGAAGTCTACCGCGAGGTGACCGACAACGACAAACAGCGCTTTGCCGACGCCTATAAGCGCTTCAAGGAAGGGGCCGAGGCCCGCGAGCAGCTGACCGGCACGCCGCTCTCCCAATGGCCCTATCTCAAGCCCAGCCAGATCAAGGAGATGGAGGCGGTCAATATCTATACCGTCGAGCAGCTCGCTGCCCTTTCCGATACAGCCAAGCAAAAGATCGGCATGGGCGCCAACGAACTGACCGCCGCCGCCCGGGCCTATCTCGCAACCGCCGAGAACTCCAGCGCCGCCTCCGCCTTTGCCGCCGAAAACGAGCGGCTGAAGGGCGAGGTCACCCGCCTGCAGGAGCAGATGAGGGAGATGGCCTTGCGTTTCGAGGCGATCGAAAAGGACGGTGAAGGCAAGGGCCGCAGCCGGCAGGCGGCCTGAGGAAGCGCTGAACCAACATCCTGCTCTGAACCGGAGATCTCCCGCATGTCGCTGCTGACCATCATTCAGAATGTCTGCGCCGAGATCGACCTCGATCCGCCGACGGCTGTCATGTCCTCGGCGGATCCGCAGATCATGCAGCTGCGCATCCTCTCCACCCGCGCCGGCCGCGACCTGATGCGCGAGCATGACTGGTCGGCACTCTCGGTCGACCGGCAATTCACCGCGACGGGTGTCAATCCCGAGCCGGCCGAGCCGCCCGCCGACTGGGACCGCTTTGCCGCCAATGCGAAGATCTGGAACGCTTCGCGCCTCTGGCAGCTGAACGGCCCGGTGGAGCCGCAGACCTGGCAGCGCCAGACGATCCTCAATTCGAACCCGGTGCCGCAGATCTGGCGTCTGGCCGGCGGCAAGCTCGACATCTACCCGAACGCCGCGGGCGAGACGATCAGATACGAATATATCTCCGGCTTTTGGGTGGCGGTGAATGGCGGCGTGAGTTTTGCCGGCAATTGGGCGAACGACACCGATACCGCCCGTTTCCCCGAAGACCTTCTCGAACTCTCGCTGATCTGGCGCTGGAAGCGGGCCAAGGGCCTCGACTACGGCGAGGAGATCGCCAGTTTCCAGCGCGCCAAGGAAGCGGCGATCGGCGCCGATCGCGCCGCAGCGCCCGTCGACCTGTCGCTGCCGGCGAGGGGCCAGGCGCTCGAGAATTATTGGCCCGGCACGATCACGGGGGCAAATCCATGACCCGCAGACCTGTTCCCCCCAACGGCCGCACCGGCCGCGTTTCGCCGGGCAAAGACTGGACAGCGCCGATCGGTGGCTGGCGAACCGATGTCGAGATGGCGGATATGCCCGAAAATGCGGCCTTTCAGCTCGACAATTTCTTTCCCGAGGCCAACCGGGTTCGCGCCCGCTACGGCTTCCTTCCCTTCGCCACCGGTCTCGGCGGCGACGTGCAGACGGTGATTGCCTATTCCGGAGTCGGCAATAGGCTGTTTGCCGCCGCCGGCGACAAGATCTTCGACGTGACGGTCGGCGGGGCTGCCGGTGCGCCCGTCGTCTCCGGCCTCGCCAGCGCCCATTGGTCGGTGCAGCAATATACCAACCCGGCTGGCCAGGAATTCCTGCGCCTGGTCAACGGCCTCGACACGCCGCTGCTCTTCAACGGCTCCTCCTGGACGAACAATTTTCTCACCGGCGCCGCAACGCTCGCCACCCAGAACGTCGCCGTCCGCAACATGGCCTATACGCTGAGCTTCTTCGGCACCGGCTCGGTGGCGCTTTCCGGCGCCTTCACCGGCACGCTGAACGGCACCGGCGTCGCCAACCGGGTATTGCTCACCTTCACGCCGGCGGCCGGCACGCTCACCGTTACCGTGACGGGATCGGTGACCAATGCGCAGCTGGAAAAAGGCTCAATCGCCACACCCTATGTCCCTTCGACGATGATCACGGGCATACCCGATGCCTCGCTGCTGATCGCGGTGACGGCCTATCGCTCGCGCCTGTGGTTCATCGAGAAGAACTCGACCAATGTCTGGTATCTCGCCACCGATGCCGTCAGCGGCACGGCGACGGTCCTGCCGGTCGGCGGCAATATGAAATATGGCGGCACGCTGGTTGCGATCAATGTCTGGACGATCCCGGTGTCCACAGGCCTGCAGCAATGCCTGGTGCTGATCTCCTCGGAAGGCGAGGTGATCGTCTTCCAGGGTTCCGATCCCTCGAGCGCGGCCAATTGGGGCCTGATCGGCACCTTCAAGCTCGGCCGGCCGCTCGGCAGCGATCGCTGCCTGCTGTCGGTTGGCGCCGATCTGGCGATCATGACCACCGACGGCATCGTGCCGATCACCAAGGCGGTGCAGCTCGATCGCGGCGCCACCAGCCTTGGGGCGATTACCGCCAGGATTGGCCCGACATGGCGCGAGACGGTGGCCGCCACCGGCACGACATCCGAGGAGTGGCAGCTTTCGAGCTTCCCGGCCCGGCAGATGGCGATCGTCAACCTGCCGTCCTCCTTCGGCCCCTATCAATATGTGATGAACACCGAAACCGGGGCCTGGTGCCGCTTCGTCGGCATGCCGGCCTCCTGCTGGGCGACATGGCAGGACCGGCTGTTCTTCGGGGCGGCCGATGGCACGGTCTATGAGGCCGAGGTCGGCGCCAACGACAATGGCGTGGCGATCGACGCGCTGATGGTCGGCGCCTGGAGCCGCTATGGCGACGGGCTCTCGACCAAGCTCTCGAAGCTGATCGGGGTGACGGCGCAGATCGGCGTTTCCACGGTGATGTATGCCGGGATCTCAGTCGATTACCAGACGAAGATCCCGACAGCGCTGCTCTCCTCGGTCGAAAACAATGCGGCGGCGAAATGGGGAACGGCGATCTGGGGCGTGTCGAAATTCCCCGGCATTTCGCTGGTGCGCAAATTCGCCTCCGCCGGCGGCGCGGGTTCGGCGCTGGCGCCGACGATCCGGGCGCTGATCTCCGGCTCATCCGGCTCCGTCTCCGAGGCCGCCGTCGTCGGCGGCTCGGTGCTTTACGAAAAGGGCGCGCCGATTTGATCGTCTGCCAACCCAGCGAGGAGATCGCCGCCTGGGTGGGCGGCAGGATCGGCGTCACCTTCCACCCGCCTTACACCACGCTTGCCCAAATCGACCGCGGCCGGATCATCGCCGGCTTCGTCTTCAATGTCTGGAGCGAACATGACGTCGAGGTTTCGCTGGCCGCCGACCGGCTGACGCTGACGCTGATGCGATCGGTCTTTGCCTATGTGGTGCACCAGCTCGGCTGCCGCCGCGCAACCGCCAGGACACGCGCCGACAACATCCAGACCCAGACCATGCTGACAAGGCTCGGCGCCCGTCTGGAAGGCCGCCAGCAAGCCTATTTCGGCGACTGCGACGGCCTGCTTTACGCAATCATGAAGGAGGATTTTCCCTATGGTCTCCACGCCGAAGGCACCGAAGGCGCCTGATCCGACACAGACCGCAGCGGCGCAGACGGCCACCAACGTCGACACCGCCATCGCCAATGCGGGACTGAGCCACACCAACCAGTACACGCCGGATGGTTCGCTGGAATACAAAGTCAGCGGCTACCAGACGATGAAAGACCAGACCGGCAAGACCTATCAGCTGCCGACCTATTCCGCCTATCAGACCTATTCGCCCGAGAACCAGGCGATCTACGACCAGACGCAGCAGACGCAGCTCGGCCTTGCCAGGCTCGCCAACGACCAGACCAACAAAATATCAGGCGTGCTCGGCACCAATGTCGATCTGAGCTCCGGCAATGTCGACAAATATGTCAATAATCACTGGCAGTCCGGCTTCGACAACCAGTGGAACCGCGACCAGGCGAGCCTCGATCAGAGCCTGGCCGACAAGGGCATCTCGATGGGCTCGGCCGCCTACGACAACGCCATGCGCGATTTCTCCACCCGCAAGCAGGCCGCCTCCGACCAGTATCTCGGCGACATGTATTCGAACGCCCAGAACGCCATCCTGACCGAGCGCAACCAGCCGCTGAACGAGATATCGGCGCTGATGTCGGGCTCGCAGGTGCATCAGCCGAGCTATGTCAATTCGCCGACGACGCAGCTGCCGACTGTCGATCAGGCCGGGCTGATCAATGAGAACTACAATCAGAAAATGGGCCAGTACAACCAGCAACTGGCCAAGTCGAACGCGGCGATGGGAGGCCTGTTCGGGCTTGGCGGCTCGCTGCTCGGCGGCTGGGCGATGGGATCGGACCGGCGGCTGAAGGAAAATATCAAACGCGTCGGCACGCTCGATAACGGCCTGCCGGTCTACGCCTTCCGCTACAAGAAAGGCGGCCCGGCGCAGATCGGCCTGATGTCGGATGATGTGCGCGAGGTTCACCCGGACGCCGTGTTCGAAGCTGCCGATGGGTTCGATCGCGTCGATTACGAAAGGGGCAGTCGCATGATCCCAACCATCTCAGGCGGCAATACCGGCAGGACACAGGGCGACATCGACGACCGGCGCAAGCAACTGGCCTACGCGATGCTGCAGCAGGGCATGGATACGAGCCCGGTGCAATCGCCGTGGGAAGGGGTCGCGCGGCTTGCCGAGGGCGGGCTCGGCGGCCTGGCGGTTCGCCAACAGCGGCAGACAGGCGCCGGTCAAGGTGCCGGCGCTCCGACAGGCCAGCCTTCCACGTCGGCACCGGCCTCTCCCGGCTTCCTGTCGCTGTTCTTCGGTGGCGGACCGACGCGCCGGACTGGCGGCTGAAGAAGGACATCTGCCGCGGCGGCGGGGGATAACGGCCTGCCGGTCGACCCTTACCGATGGACGGCGGTCCGATCCGGATCGGCCTCGTGTTCAACAATGTGTGAAAAATCCATCCAGACGCCGTGTTCAAACATGCAGACGGTTTCGACCGCGTCTTCTACGAAAGGGCAGTGGACCAATGTCACTAGCGTCATTCATTTTCGGCGGCGATACCGGCAAGACACAGGGCGACATCAGCGACCGGCGCAAGCAGCTGGCCGATGCCATGCTGCGGCAGGGCATGGAGTCGGGTCCCATACAATCCCCTTGGCAAGGGGCTGCGCGTCTTGTCCAGGCCCTCCTGGGTGGGCTGGCGATCCGCCAGCAGGAGCAGGAGCAGCAGGCAAGCGGCGACGGCAGCGCGGCGCCGGCGGGCGACCCGGGCGACTATCCCTTCGCGCCGCTGCCTGACAACGGGCCTATTCCGCCGGAAAGGCCCAATCTCGATCCGCTGATGACGACGGACGATCGCGGCGAACAGCCCATGGCCCCGGCCGCCCAGCCCGGCGCCGGTCTCTTCGCGCCGCTGCCCGACAACGGGCCCATTCCGACGCCGAAACCCTATCGCGATCCGATGGTCACGACGGATTATCGCCGGGAACAGCCCATGGCGGCCGGCCAGCCGCCGCAATTTTCGTTGGAACACTTTGGCGATCCCGTCGCGTCGCCTGCCAATCCGCCCATTCCGACGCCGCGGCCCTATCGTGATCCGATGGTCACGACCGACGATCGCCGCGAGCAGCCGATGGCGACCGATCAGCCGGGCGACGATGCCTTCGCTCCGCTGCCTGACAACGGACCCATTCCTTCGCTGAGACCTGGCTATCGCGACCCACAGGTGACGACGGACGAACGCCGCCAACAGCCCGCGGTGCCAGCTCCTGGCGCCGCCGTCGCCGGATCCGCAAACGACGGGGCAGAGCTTCAAACGATTCTGTCCGATCCCGTTCGTAGCGCCAAGCTGCCGGCCGGCATGCGCAACAACAATCCCGCCAATCTCAAATATGTCGGGCAGCATGGGCCAGGAATCATCGGCCCTTCCGAGAACACCGATCAGGGCGACCCGCAAGTCGTCTATGCCACGCCGGAAGCGGGCATGCGGCACAATGTCTGGCAGATCATGAGGAAGTATCGAAAAGGCATGCTGACCCCGAATCAGATGATCGCTGGAGCCGGCGGATGGACGCCTAAATCTTTCACGGCGGCTGCCAACATTGCGCAAATGATGGGCATCGACCCTGACGACGATCTGCAACTGACCGACCCGGCAATGGCAAAGAAGTTTGTTCGCGCCCTCATCACTCAGGAACAGGGAACATCGGGCGCTCTTTATCCGGACAGCATGATTGAAGCGGCAATCGCAGCACAGTCCAAGGGCGTTGCCCATGCCGTGCCGTCCCAGCCGGCCAAGGGGCCCGTTCCCACGCCGAGGCCGGAATATCCCGATCCGCAGATGACGACCGACGAGCGCCGCCAGCAGCCCGCGACGGCGCCCCAGCTGCCTGACGACGATCCCTTCGTTCCACCGGGCAAAGTGCCCGTTCCCGCACCGAAACCCAGCCGCCACGATCGGCAGGCGGTAAGGGGCACCTCCAGCCAGCAACCCGTCGACGCCGATGTCTTCCACGGTTTCATGGACACGGTGAAGAACGGTTACAAGACGAAGGATGGCTCGATCATCCAGGTCACCAACCCCTACGGTCTGGCGGCCATCGCCTCGACCGGCCAGTCCGAAAGCCGGTTCTCGACCAAGCTAGCCAACAGCTCCTGGTCCGATCCGAGCGCGAGCGGAAAGAAGGGCACCTCGGGCGGCATCATGTCGTGGCGCAATAGCCGCCTGCAAGCGCTCTACGATTTTGCGGCTCAAAAGGGCGAAAAGGTGGGGGCGATCAGCCCGCAGACGCAGGCCGAATTCTTCCTGCAGGAGAATCCCCACCTGATCGCCAGGCTGAACGCCGCCAAATCGCTCGAGGAAGCCCAATCCCTCATGAACAGAGCCTGGGCTTTCAAAGGCTACAATGAGCGTGGAAATCAGGAGGTCTCCAACCGGCTCGCCAGAGCCAGGAGCTTCATGCCGCAGTACCAAACGGAGGGCACTGCCGATCCCTTCGCTCCGCCCGGCAATCCACCGATTGCGACGCCAAGCCAGGGCTCTCGCAACCCGCAGGAGACAATGAAGCGAGGTCAGAAACAGCCATCGGCGGACGCACTCGTGCACGCACTCCTGGGACGGCAGCAAACTGGCCTGTGGTAGCCGGTTCAGGCTTCTGCGGACGTCAGACTAACGACTGCACAACACAAGGCCTCGCAATTCGCGGGGCCTTTTCCTTTTTGGAGAAGGCGAATGCCCAGAAACCCATCAACCGGCGTCTATTCCAAGCCCGCCGGCACGACACCTTCAGTTGGTCAGATCATTGATCCCGCACCGTGGAATCAATTGACGACGGACCTTGGGAACGAGATCACCAACTCACTGCCGCGCGACGGCTCGGCGCCAATGGTTGCGCCGCTGAAGCTTGCTACTGGTACGGCTGGAGCGCCGGGGATTGGGTTTTCGTCGACGCCGCAGACCGGCCTTTATTTGAAGGGCGGCGGGCTGCTTGGGTTCACCCAGAACGGCGTCGATATCTCCTTCGCCCGTGCCTCGGTCTATGCGGCAAAGTCTGGCGATTACACGGCCCTTGCGGTCGACGACGACGCCGTGCTGCGGTTCACTGCGGTGGCGACGCTCTCCCTTACGGCGGCCGCTACTCTCGGTGCCAACTGGTCCATCACGGTCATCGCCGATGGCGGGGATGTAACGATCGATCCGAATGGGGCAGAGACGATTGACGGGGCGGCCACGCTCGTCGTTCCGAATGGTTATTCCGTCTTCTTCGTCTGCAGCGGGACTGCGTTCTTCACCGATAAGGTGTTGACGAGGCTTCAGGCAGTAGCGGCGTCAGCAGAGCCTGGACATCTCTACGGCCTAACGCTTTCGAACAATGTCGCAGACGCAACGAATGACATAGACATTGCGATCGGCTCTGCGGCAAGCGATGCCACATCGCCCGTGATGATCACTCTCGCGTCGGCCTTGACAAAGAGGTTAGACGCCAACTGGTCTGTTGGACCCAATCAGGGTGGCCTCGATACGGGTTCGATCGCTAATACAACCTATCACGTCTGGCTTATCGCGCGATCGGATACGGGCGTCGTGGACGCGCTCTTCTCGACTTCCGCGATAAGCCCGACGATGCCGACAAACTACGACAGGAAGCGGCGCATTGGTGCGTTTAAACGAGAGTCCGGGGCGATTTGGGCATTCAAGCAGGATGGCGACTTTTTCGAACTAGTCGCCCCCACGACAGATACCACAACGATTACAACCAGCTCCGCCCTCAGGACCTTGAGAGTTCCGGTAGGGTTCCCCTTGAGAGCCAATATCACGGTGGTGATCGGCAATACGGCGGGCGCGATGTCTTCGGCCAATCATTGGAACCCAGCGCTCGGAGCAACACTCCCCTCATCTCAAAACGGGTTCGTCCAAACGTTTGTCAACACGCCGGTTTCTCAGGCAGCTTCCGAAATTATGGACATTTCTACAAACGCATCCGCCCAAATCTACAACCAGGCGACAGGCCCGCTATTGACGTCGTATTCCATTACCACTCTGGCATATTGGGACAGGAGAGGGCGCTTTTAAAATCAGCGTGAAGGTTGTAGATGCTTTCCTAATCCCGGAAGGAATAGAAGGCGTCTTGCATGTTGAAGCAGTTGGCGAAAGCCGTTTTCCCAGAGACCGTGCTTGGCGCAGCGAGGGAGTGGCGCGCTCGGGAAAAGCGTTACTGGTCATGGGGTAGCGCGACCAGGGCGGCCGGTGCCGAATATGCAGAAGGAGATTTGACGGCCTTCAGGGTGGCGAGGTCTCGGCAAATTGTTGGGAATGAAGAGTCCTTCGCCAAGCCGTCCGATGAGTTGCTGTTGGCCTTTGATGCGCCATGCGGTCGATTTGTTGATTTCGGCGGATCTGCTGGCGAAATGTGCGCCGTCTTGCAACGGCGGTTCGTCGCATGGTCATTTGCCGTTGTCGAGACAAAGGCGATGGCTGACGCCGCTCAGTCTATCCGGCCCTCGATCTCCTATTCCGACCAGTTGCCGACCGCCTTTGATGTCTTCTACAGCAGCGGGACGCTTCAATATCTCGCTGATCCCTATCCGTTGTGGCGGGATGCTCTCGCAAGGACGGAGCGTTACGCCTTCTTGGCGCGGAATGCTTTTTCAGAACAGAAGACGTTCAGCGTCCAATCATCTAGGCTCTTCGATAACGGCGCTGGGCCGATCCCGGAAGGGTTCAGCGATACCGTTATTCGATACCCGCATAGGACGGTGTCAGAACGAAGACTGATCAAGACCGCGCGTGAAGCGGGCTTCGAACTGGTCAAGCGGGTTGCCGATCAGAACGGCGGACTGATCAAGGGCGCTCGGAACATGTACGGCGCCGATCTGCTGTTCAAACGCCGGTAGCCCCTCACTTTGAGGATCACGACATTGCTGCTCCGCTACATCGCCTACCTGCCGGCAAACATCGGCCTCGTCGGCTGCGCCTATGTGCTGTCACCGTTCCTCGCTGCATGGTCAATGAAGCACGGTCCTGTCCTTCCCGGCCGGTGGCGCTGGTTCTCAACCCTGAACGCCGATCTGGACGGCTATATCCCGCAGCGTGTCTCTGGCTTCGATCCCGCCGCCAAGGGCTTCAAACTCTGGTGGCAGCGGACTCGTGGCGCAACCCCTGCAACGGCTCAATCGAAAGCGCTGGGTATGCCTGCGGATGGAACGCGCATCATCGAGCAGCGGATCACCGATGATCCGAATTCGCGGGGCCTTTTCCTTTTTGGAGAAGGCGAATGCCCAGAAACCCATCAACCGGCGTCTATTCCAAGCCCGCCGGCACGACACCTTCAGTTGGTCAGATCATTGATCCCGCACCGTGGAATCAATTGACGACGGACCTTGGGAACGAGATCACCAACTCACTGCCGCGCGACGGCTCGGCGCCAATGGTTGCGCCGCTGAAGCTTGCTACTGGCACGGTGTCCGTCCCTGGCCTTGGCTTCTCGTCGGTTCCGCAGACGGGTCTATACCTCAAGGGCACATCGCTTGGGTTCACTCAGAACGGCGTCGATATCGCATTCGGCCGCGCCTCGGTCTATGCGGCCAAGTCCGGAGCGTACACGGCGCTTGCTGTGGACGATAACGCTGTGCTGCGGTTCACCGCGAGCTCCACGCTCTCTCTGACTGCGGCAGCTACTCTGGCCGCGAACTGGCGCATCACCATCATCGCAGATGGAGGCGATGTCACCATTGACCCAGATGCATCGGAGACGATCGACGGGGCGGCAACGCTGCTCGTCCCTAACGGGGGATGGGTGAATGTCTTCTGTAGCGGATCGGCATTCTTCACCAACAAAACAGCCGCTCAGGGTGCGGCAATTGCCAACATGAAATGGCGGTCTCGCTTCATCGGAGAGGTGGTCTATGCCAATACAGCGGTTACAGGTGTGGAAACACCTCCAACGTCCGTCACTGACACCGTCTGGATTGAACTCACGTCCGGGCTGACTGGCGTCGGACAGTTCAACAACGCGAAACTGACCAACGAAAGCATCTCCGGTTCGGCGCCGCTTGTGCTGGCGACGGCTGCTATAAGCTATGCTGGTTCGGCGATGAACGGCCAGACCATTCGGTTGATCAACACCGAGTCCCGCGTCCTGCGTCCCAGCATCTCGCCGGGAACAATCCAGGATGACGCCTTTCAGGGGCATCGTCATCCCACAGGCACTACCGTGTTCACGGGTGGCGCTGGCGGCATTGGTACTGGTTCCGGTAACATCAACCCGTTGACCATCGGTGATCCTATCACTGACGGCACGAACGGCACGCCGCGCACCGCCAATGAAACCCGCATGAAAAACATCGGCGTCAAAGCCTACATGAGGATAGCCTGATGCCCTATGCAGTCGGACTCGACCAGATTGGCACCAACACCCCCGTCTATGACGGCAACGGGGAGTCGATCACTGGCGATTACATCGAAATCTCATGGGATGATTACCAAGCCGCAATCAACCTTCTTGTCAGCGGCAAGCACGTCTTCGTCATGGATGGGCAGTTTGTGCTAGGTTACGAGATCCCCCCGCAGGAGCCTTAAGGCAGAGCGCCTGTCTTGCACGCAGGCATTGTTCCCGCCCTTGCAGTCTTTCGATAAAGCTGTAATCGGTAGCTCCGGTTCAAAGGAGCAAAACATGTGGGTGCCATCCAGGCTTAGACACAAAAGGCACGCGCCAGTCGATCTTGACGCCGTATCTGCCGTGCCGTTCGACAAGGTTAGGGAGAAGGCGGAAGGCATCGAGGGGATGCTATCAGGGTTCTCCATGCAGGTCATGGATTCCGTTCTCACGTTCCAAAGAGCGGTCGGCAGCGAAGGCGGCATCTTTGAATTCGGCGTTTACAAAGGGCGATCCGCCGCTGTTCTAAGCGCCCATGCGCAGCCGACAGAAAAGTTCCTGATCGTAGATGTTGAGCGGTATATCACTAATGAGACGCTTTCCAGTCTCTTTTCCAGTCCGGAATTTCATTTGGGCAGTTCCGAGAACTTCTCAAAGGACTACGCCGACTATGCCGGTCTGAAGCGATCAGTGAGGTTCATGCACGTTGATTCCAGCCATTCGTATCGGACGACGTTGAACGAGCTGAAACTGGCCGATGCGCTACTGTCGGCAGACGGGGTACTTTGCCTTGATGACTTCTCTAACCTGCATTATTCGCAGATCTTGCCGGCGCTCTATAAATACCTCTATCGAAGCTGGACAGACCTTCGCGTTTTTCTGGTGACCGATGCGAAATGCTACATCTGCCGACGGAAGCATTTTGATCGATATGGAAGTTTCGTCCTCAACTCTCTTCTGGACGAAATGGGCAAGCGCGGTAATAGGCAAGTGACGCTCGCCAGGACTGACGTGGATCGGGAATACCGCGCGTTTTACTTACGGGAAAAAACCGATCCCGACGAAGACGACCTCTATGGGAGGTCCATTTACGGGCACTTCTACGAGAAACCATGATCGAAACAAGGGGCGCTCTTTCGGGCGCCTTTTCTATAGGGGCAAACAATGATCGTCCGCTACCTCGCCTACGTGCCGGCGAACCTGATCCCCGTTGCCCTGGCTTATGTCTGTCACCACTCCTGGCGGCCTGGTCAATGAAAAACGGCCCTGTCCTTCGGGGCCGCTGGCGCTGGTTCTCGACACTAAACGCCGATCTGGACGGCTATATTCCGCAACGTGTCGGATGGAACGCGCATCATCGAGCAGCGGATGACCGACGATCCGAGGCAGCAATGGACTGATGGAGACGGCCAACGGCGCCCGGTTCTTCTGACCAGCCGCGCATCGGTGGCTTCTGTCTCAAGATTTGGCTCGGAGGGCAAATAAGCCCTACGACGGTCGAAACCGTCACTTCGCATTCCAAGTCAAGCCCCAACGTTCCTGATCTCATCTGGAGCCTCCCCATGCTCGCCCCCTAACTGGCGAGCGGTGATAAAGCATGCCTGGCCGGATCGCTTCATGGTCCCGACGCCGCGGTCAGCAGTACGATATCGCGGCGGTTCGCGGGGCATTGCAATGCCGGTTGGCTTCACCGCCTAATGTCTGCTGCCAAATAGGTGAATTTGACAGATTCGCTGTGCGTGAAGAACGGGAAGACATATTCATGGTGCAAACGGTGCCTTCCGACCAGCCATATGCCAATCGGGAACGCAACCTGCTCGAATACCGCCTACGTGAATCTCCGAAGGCTGGTAGGTTAATGCCGGCAGTCAATCCCCGATGTAAAGCGATGACCTTTAGCGGCTTTTCATCACTCTTTGATTGAGTTATCCACTGCCGGGCATGGAGCTACCTAGTGGATAACGTAGTGACGTCTCAGTTTGTTCGTGGTGGCTCTCGCGATAGGGTTCGAGGGATTGATGGTCTGCGCGCCATATCCCTCATCCTGGTGCTTCAGGCCCATTGGGCGCCGTCAGAAGCATTCCAAGAGATAGCGGAATGGGGGCGTGCCGGCCTACTTGTCTTCTTCGTTATCAGCGGGTTTCTCATCACAAGAATTCTGATCGACCTTTCGGCGCGACGGCAGATTTTTGGCGCCCGCGCATTACTCGTTAACTTCTACTGCCGTCGCTTCTTCCGCATCCAGCCAATCTATTATCTTGGTCTGGCCTTCATCATCTGCATGAGCCTGAATGATGCGGTTCGAGAAGATGTGCTTTACCACGTCCTCTTCCTGCAAAACTTTTCGAACGTATTTCTACGAGAGGATCTCGGCACTTACGGGCCTGCATATCCGTGGTGGTCACTGGCTGTCGAAGAGCAGTTCTATTTGTTTTGGGCGCCTGCGGTGATTTTTCTCCGGCCGAGAGCCTGGAAGGCGGTTTTGGTTGGGTCGATTGCTCTTGCTATCGGGTGGCGCGCTTTTGCTTGGTTCGCAGATCTCGGACAGGCCAACGTCCTTGTGACACTCGGCAACCTTGACGCTTTAGGCGCTGGCGCCGCGGTCGCGATCATTACGTCATCAGACAGGGGGCCTGTCGCGGCTTCTCGGTGGTTCTCGGTAGTGATGGTGTCCGGCATTGTGGGATTTTGCATATTAGCTTGGGCCGAATATAACTTTGGGCTCGTAGCTTTCCGCAGCAGTTTCCTCGGCAAAGTTGTGTGCGATGTTCCGGTCTATCTCGTTGCCGCTTCGCTGATCTTTTTCTTGGCGAGCGGACGCGCGGATATCGCGGCAAAAGTGCTTGATAACCCGGTGCTGACATATTTAGGACGGCGCAGCTATGGCGCATACGTCTACCATTTGGTTGTGAGCTACACTTTCCTCTACTACGTCACTCCGCGATATATCGAGCCTCTCCTTGGCATAAAGCTTGGACTCTATGGGCCGGTTGAGTTTTGCGTATTCGCACCGATAACCATCGCGATTGCCGCACTTTCTTATCGGTACATTGAGAAGCCAATATTCCGACTGCGAGATCGCGCGGTCCCGACACTCTGAGAGAAGATAGGTTCAAAGATCCGCGGCTCGCCCCGCTTTCAGGTAGGACGCCCGCGCATCCGCGTTGAACGAGGCCGCCTTCCGTCGTATAGCTCGGGGAGAAAATGTGCGGCAGTGGTGATTAAATGACGTCGATTTTAGAACAATTGTTGAGTGTATTTTGGCTCCGGCCCGAGACCGCCGTCTGGCGGTATTTGGATACGGAGGCGATGAGGCGCTTCGAATTCGAAGGCAGATCGCTAGACTTTGGATGTGGAGACGGCATTTTTTCGTTTATTAGAGCGAGGGGACAGTTCACCGCAGAATTCGATGCTTTCCAAAAGACGGAGAGACTTGATCGATTTTACCAGAACGTAGACGTATTTGACGCTTATGATGAGAGTTACGATCCCCTCGTCGCTAGCCCTGCGTCGTATCAAATAAGTGTTGGCTTCGACCATAAGGCGAATCTGCTGCGAAAAGCGGCGGCGCTGAACTTCTACAAAGAAACCGTCGAGGGAGATGGAAACGCGCCTCTGCCTTTCGACGATAATTCATTTGGATCGATTTTTTCGAACATCGTCTATTGGCTTGATAACCCGGCCGAGGTCATTTCTGAGCTGAGAAGAATTCTGGTGCCGGGCGGCAAGATATGCCTGATGCTGCCAAATGAAACGCTGCCGCAGTACAGCTTCTATAATTCTTTATATGTCGAGACCAAGGATGAGCAATGGAAGTGGCTCGAGTTATTGGATCGCGGAAGACTGAGTGATAATATCAAGCAGTCGAAATCAGATGATGATTGGCGGCAGATTTTCAGCAGTGCAGGCCTTTCGGTTTCTCATCATTCGCAACACCTGCCTAAAGTAGTAATCCAAGCGTGGGATATTGGATTTCGACCGATGTTCCCAGCGCTCATGAACATGGTAGCCGGCGTCGAACCCGACAAGTTGCCTGGCATCAAAGCAGAGTGGGTGCGTGCGCTCCGAATGTTCGCCGATCCTCTTACCGCTATAGGCGAAAGAAATGACGAGAGCAGTGCATTTCACTGCTATATCCTTACAAAATGATAGATTCACGTGGCTCAATTTCGAGCCTAGCTGGGGCCGTTCTGCGGGGCGCGCCCCATATTCGTGGCGAGGTGCTGAGGTTGCCCAATCAGCGGTCGCGATTTGGCGCTGGGGATTGAACAATCCGTTTCTGGGTGACGCAACTTATCTCACGACGTCCCGACCACCATCCGGCCCCCCAAACGTCGAGAAAGTTCGTGAGCGGGCTTTTCCACGAAAAAGAAGAACGGGGCAACGAGCAGAAGTGAGCCGGCGCAGATGATGACCGGACTGGTGATGCCAAGCCGTTCTATCGCCGCCGCGGCGATGACATGGATCAAATAAATGGAGAAGCAAGCTTCTCCAACTTTCTCCATGATCGCCGAGGCGTTGCCACGCTCAGCATTCGACGCCTCGGAAAGAATCCACCCGCATGCCAGAACACCAAAAGGAATCATCGTCAGATAGAACCCGATCGGGGTGTTAAGCGTCGCCCAATACAGAATTGAAGCGGTGAGCGCGGTCGCCGCTCTCCATATCCAAATGTTCCCGAAATACGTTCCCCTTCGATAGATTTGGGCGATGTAACAACCCATGAACCAGGTTGGTAGTGAGACCACCCAATTCAGTGAGGGGCCGTAGATCTGCGCGTTGCCATATTTATCCGAGCCCAAACCGATCGCGATGAGGTAGGAAATGATGACTGAGACGACGATCATCAGCGGCCACCCCACTTTCCGTGATATTGGAAGGAGTAGCGGATAGAGCGAATAGTAAATGAGCTCACAAACCACGGACCATAAGATATAGCCGTCGATCGGATTGTACTGACGGATGCCGACCCACTGCGCCAGAACCAGTGCTACAGCGGTTGGAATCATGATTCTGAGATATCGCCTCTTTAGAAAAGCCACAGCAGACATTTCCGCCGTTCGGAACGGGAAGTGAATGCAAAATCCCGAGATGATAAAGAAGACTATGACGGCGGGGTGACCGGTGAAGATGTAACGCGAAACGCCGGGCATCGATGGCCCAAGCAAATGCGCAAACACAACAGACAGAGCGGCAACTGCTCTGACCGTATCCAGGCCCGCGATTCTATTTGAAAGTGGAAATGATCTCATTTCGCTAACGTAACCGTTATGCGAAAACGTTAGCAAGAGACAACTATTAGTGTACTTCGCGGTACCTTTATTGGATCTCCGTGCTTGGAACCGGTCCCGCACGCGTCTTCCTCGGTGAGAGCCGCGCGCACCGCGAGACCCAACACCCATCATAACCCGGAGCCCACCCCATGCTCGTCCATAACTGGCGCGCGGTGATCAAGCACGCCTGGTCCGTCCGTCTGATGGCGCTGGCGCTGCTCTGCATCGTCCTCGAGCCCGTCATCAATTTCGTCGCCGCAACCTGGCTGTCGCGCAACCTCTACATCCAGCTCGCCATGTCGGCGGCGACGGGGCTTTTCGCCGTGGCGGCGATCGTCGCCCGCATTTTCGTTCAGCAGAAAATCTCAGGAGATCTGAATGGCAAACCGCCTGCAGAAGGGTAGTGCCGCCGCGGCCATGGCCGTGGCGCTGGTCGGGTCGTTCGAGGGATTGCGGCAGAATGCCTATCCCGATCCGGCCACACGGGGGCAGCCGTGGACGATCTGCTACGGCAGCACCAATGGCGTCAAACCCGGGGATCGCAAGACGGTGGAGCAGTGCAAGGCGCTCCTGGCGCTGGAGCTCAACACCTATGCGCGCGGCGTTGAAGGCTGTGTGCGGGTGCCGCTGCCGGATGCGCGCTTCGTGGCGCTGACCTCCTTCGCCTATAATGTCGGGGTCAAGGCCGCTTGCGGCTCGAGCGCGGTCAGGCTCATCAACCAGGGTAGGACGGCCGAGGGCTGCGAGGCGCTGTTGAAGTGGAACCGCGCCGCCGGCATCACCTTTCCCGGCCTTGTCAGGCGCCGGCAGAAAGAGCGGCAATTCTGCCTGGAGGGCATCTGATGTTCTCCCTGTTCGACAGCCTGAAGATGGGCGCCGGCATCGCCGCCGGTCTGGTGCTCTATCACCTCTATGCCGTTGCGATCGGCTATCCCTCGGCGGCGCGCCAGGCGCGCGCCGGCTATGTGCTGCTGGCCGAGAAGGCTGCGGCCGATGCGAGAGCGGCCGAGATGGAGCGCCAGCGCAATGCGGCCTCGCTCGCCACCGAAGAGCACAGCAAGCGCCTTCTGGCCGCGGAGGCTTCAGAGCAGGCGGCCAGAGACACACTCGAAACCGAGATCCAATCCCATGAGCTTCAGCTTTCTGAAAAGAACCGCGCTTGCGCTGTCACTGCTGCTGATCGTCAGTGGCTGCTCCGCCACTGAGCGGCTGAACAGGGCCTCTGTGATGAAGGGGCAGGCGGCGGCCGGCATCGCGCTGCCGCCTTTGCCCGATGATCTGCGCCGGCAGGAAGCGCATGCGCCGGTCCGCGAAGGCGAGCCCGTGGTCGCCATCCTTGCCCGCGAGCGCCAGGCGCTCGACCGCGCCAATGCCCGCCAGGGGCGCATGGTGCAATTTTACGACGACCTCACCAGCAGAATTGGATCCCGCCGATGATGAACGGAATATCGCTCGCCGTAACAAGCCCGAGGTTCAGGGCTGGCGGATCCGGCCCGGTCGATCCCGATCGATATATGTTCTTCGCCACCCGCAACCGCATGCCCTCCGGGACCATCGTGACGGCCGCATCCGGCACGAATTATGTGTGCAGCAAGATCGTCGTCAGCACGCCGCAATATAAGACGCGGACTTTCCGCTTTCACCTCTCGGGCTTTGCCTCGACGGAAGGCGGAAACTCTCCGCAGGAGACGATCGTCACCGGAACCATCGGCACGCCCGGCAACTCCGTCCTTGTCGATGAAATGTATATGCGGGTTGGCGGCATCTTCCATCAGCTGCAGTTCGGTGCATCGAACACGGTCACGATCGCCGACCAGACCAACGGCGCGTGGACGGACGAAATCACCATTCCCGACGTCGCCGCCGAAAGCGCGATCGAACTCTGGACTTTCTACCACACCGCCGTTGCCGAAAAGATCTGGCCCGTCTACCGCATCCAGAAGCATCGAGGCGAGCGAATCTGGGGGGCAAGTGACCTTGCCACGCTGGAAGCCTTTATGGCCACCCCGGATGCCGACAGCACGGCGTCTCTCGACACGGGATATGGCACACAGGCGCAGCCGCAATATTACGGCCCCGACTTCATGGTCGCCAAAGGCGATTGGGATGGCCGCCCGGTCGCGCTCGGCTTTTGTGACAGCCTCGGCGAAGGTCGACAGGAGTTCAGCTCGGCTGCGGATGACCGCGGCAATCTCGGCTGGTTCCGACGCTGGCTCGACAAGGACGGGATCAATGGCCGCACGCCGCATCTGCTGATGGGCATGCCGGGAGCGGGTTCCGTCCGCGAATATACCGGGTCCGGATCTTCCATTGCCACGCGTCGCAGGGATATCGTCCGCGAAATTATCGCCTTCAACAACGGCGAATGGCCGTTCACTGTCGTCGCCAATCAGCTGGGGCAGAACGATATTTCGACCTCTTACAGCACGTGGTTCAACACCAACTACCGCAGTTTGGTGACCCGCATCCGCGCTGAATATTCTGGCGCCAAGATCGTCGCCTTCCCGCCGCTTGGCCGTACCGACATCCAGAAGACCATAACGCTGACGTCGGTAGGGACGGTGGCAACCGGCACAATAGCGGCCGGCACCACCGGCCTTGCCAGCGGACAGACTGTCAGCATTACCGGGGCGACACCGACCGCCTACAACGGCAACGTCGTGATTACGGTCACAGGTGCGAATAGCTTCACATACGATTTTACGGGCGGTACGTCGCCGGCGACTGGAACAATTCGCCTCGGCGAACTGGGATTGAGGGTCGAGTTTCAAGCCTATTCGGCGAATCAGTCATGGCCGACCGACGGGACGGACGCATCGGGAAAGTGGCGGCTGCATGATGATATCATCGCGCAGACCTCGTCCTGCTGCGACGCGGCGATCGATACTTACTCAGCCTGGGTGTCGCCCTCACGCGGCGGCTGCTGGCCCGGTATGCTGGAACTGCCCAGCACGACGCTGACAGTCCAGGCCGGCACGGACGGTGTTGCTACCTACAATTCCATCACCGTGGCAGATGCGAGCTTCCTTCGAGCAGAGCAGACCATCAATCTCTATTCCGGCCCCGACGGCGTCGCGCGCTTAAGCACGCAGGTCATCGCCAGCATTGCCGGCAACGTCATCACATATCAAGGCACGAGCGCTGTGGTGATGCCGATTGGAACGGTCGTCCGCCCGGCCGCGGCGATCGGCGAAAACACCCCGGCATCCATGGTGCACCCGCAGCCCGTTATGATCGACCGCATTGTGGCTGGCATCGCCCAGTCCGAAAAAACGAAATTCGTAATCTAGAGGCACCCGCATGAACACATCTGACTTCGACCCCCGGCTGCATCAGCAGATGGGGGAACTGCTCGCAGAGGTCCGCAATCTCAGGGATGCTTTCAGGCAATCGGAAATCAAATCCGACAACAGCCGGTCTCAGATGCACGGCCGGCTGGATCTCCTCGTTGATCGCGTTGGCAAGGTCGAGGGAACCGTTTCGGCCGTGCAAGAGGATATCTCGGAAATGCGGCCGGTGACCGATGACGTCCGCCGGTGGAAGCTCATGGGGCTCGGCGCTCTCGGGATCGTCGGGATAGGGGCGTCGGCGCTTACCTTCATGATCACCAAGTTTGGCGCGTCTGCTGCTGGATGGCTTCTCGGAAAATAGAAGGATGGCTCAAAGTAAACTGAGCTGTTGCATTTTGTTTCCACGGCGTTAGATCCCAAAAAAAGCCCCGCCGAGGCGGGGCAGTCTAGACAACTCGGATCGCACGGGAGGAACACCCATGCTTTCCTGCTAATATAACGAAAGAGGGCCCGGCTAGGTTCCGCTACGGTGTCGTATTGACGATAATTTACTGGTCGCACCAAGCGTTCCGCTGCCCTGAAACGAGCCTTTTAAATTTTAGCTATCTCTAACGAACAAATCGGCATCGGGCTGGTTCTCCTTTCAGGAGGAAACAGTCATGAAGAGCATGAACAATCGCCAGGTTCGCATTCCCGGTCCCCGGGAGCTTGATATTGCAGAACATTGCCGCAAGTTCGGGATCAGTCCGGCCGAGGAAAAGAAGCTGAAGAAACTTCTCGGGTCTCGCGCACCTCTGCATGAAATCCAGGCCAACGCTCCGCCGCGACAGCCGAGGTGGCGTTGA